AGTTAGACATGAACTTTACATATTCTTCGTAGTCTCTTTGTACAGATAGATTCTCAGACTTAATAGAGTTGTGAGCCTCTTCAAATTCAGAGTGAAAATTAGGATGGATACTGAACATTTTATTACGAGTACCCTGTCGTGATTTTATGATTCTTTGGTAGGCATCCTTGTCTAAATCTATTAAAGAATTGCCATCAAAAAAATCATCATATAATATTTTTGCCAGCGCGCTGCGAGTTGATTCTGTTGTGCCTCTTTTGATTTGAGGGCACAGAACTTCATTCAAAAATTGCTGTCGGTCTAAACCACCAGCTTGAATTGGAAAAAATAGTTGTAATGAATTAACTTTTCCTGACATTTTATAACCCGATAACCGTTAGGACCTCATCCAAGAATAATGGTACCAAAACAGTTTCACCTAATTTAACATGCTGTTCGGTAGGTTTTTTATTAAACCAAGCAATGACCCACCAGTACTCTGGATTATTATAGTATGTAGAAGACAATTTGTAAAATCTATCTCCAAGTTTCCATGTGACCGACACTGTATCAATTGTATCGTACTGGTCTTGTGTTGGATACTCTAATGTGTTAATTGGCAATTGTCGTATTCCTTGTGAACCATATCTGGTTTTAAAAGCTTTACGATAACCTGCGGTGGCATTTATGAATTGCTCTGAATTTTTATATCTAGTTACAGCCATTATTATTTACCTTATGATAGCACATTCTTTGCTTGTTTGTTGAGTTCTTGTGCTGTTGAACTGGGATTTTGACCGGGGAGTCTTGCTGGCTTTTGACCAGTAGTGTTTGGGTCTGATGCTCCTTCGCTTTGATTTTGAAAAAAGTTTGCCGATGATGTTTCAGTTTGATATGGGAACATGTCTCCATCTAAGAAGTTTCCATTTTCATCAAAGCCGGGGGTACCCTCATGTAAAGCAGACATAGTGAAGGCTACTTCATAAGTTTTAGCGTAGATTACACCATCTCCGTCTTTTTCTACCAAAAACATGCCGTTTGTTTCTAAGCCGTGCGTAATATTAATTGAGCCATTAATATATCCTAGCAATCCACGAGATGGATTTGTATAATCACAAATTAAGTTTGCGAATTTTACTCTTATCAAAGGAGGTGAATTAATGATTCTAGTTGAGCTTGCTGAACCTCCTAATGATTCTGGTGTAATGTAAGATGGATATAAATTTTTAACGATCGTATTAATATCTCCTAAAATCTCTCTAGCATGCAATTCATTGAAAGAAGGCATCACCAGTGAGAAAGTTAGTTGTCTTCTAGTGTTTTGGTAAACAGGAATTGGATCCACACGACCGAAAACATCAATTGAGTTGAACGTAGGGGTGAAACCATCTTGGAGCCCCTTTAGATATGCTGGAAAGCTTATTGAATCACCAGTGGTAGGAAATTGTATAAACACATTAGCAAAAGGATATTTAAGTCTTAGCTCTCTTTCCTCTGGTGCTCCAAAAGCTAGCTTTTTATCCTCTTGTAGTGTCTTCTTTAAAACTCTTAAATTTTCTTTTCCATGCATTTTTATTTATTTCCGTTATTGTGGCTGTGGAGCTTGATCGCCCAATTTTGAAGCGGCTTCGTTCTTTGCTGTTAGCGGGACCTTTTTGCTGACCAAGGTCGTTGGGCTACCGCCGTTAACAGTAATCGTATTATTAACGAGTAAGTCACCATCGACTGTGGCCTTTATTCCATCTTTTCTAAAGTTTTCAAGCATTTTGTTCAGTGAGCTTAAACCTTCTTTAGTCTTGTCAGCAATAACATTAAACGCTTTTTCCGCTGATTCATTTTTTATTACCAAGTTGTCTATCAATTGCCTCTCTGCTCTTTGCCTAGTCTCAGTCGCTTTTTGTAAGATCTCCTCTGCCCTTATAGCAAAATTGTTTACTAGTCTATCATTAGTTATCTGAACGCGTTCGGCTCTACTGGTCATTTGATCTGCTAGTTTTTGTTGATTGCCGGTGGTCATGGCGGATAAATCAGAGGTGCCCTTTAAAAATCTTTGTAAATCTTCACCCTTATCGCGATTTATCATAGCTCTAATTGTGCCTACATCAACACCCAGAGTTTTAGCTAGCTCTCTTAAAATCGCACGTTGTCCAAGATCAGACATTCCTCTAATTCTATCACCCACTTGAGATACTTGATTAGCAATGTACTCCATTCTTTGTGGCTGGTCCATCAACGTTGCCTGAACGGCATCAAAGGATCCACCAAGATTCGAAAGAAGCATGTTTAGGTTACCGCCAAACTCCATACCGCTTTCTAAAGTTTCGAACTGGTCTGTTAATTTTGTTAATTCACTAACTTCAGTTCCGAATCTTCTTGCGATTTGTTGAAAAACTGTGAACTTTCTTAATGCTTTATCTGGATCTAGTTCAACAAAGAAGTCTTTAACGTTTGAGTTGAACTGTTCAAAAACTTTAGAGAACGGCTGTCCTGTATCTCTAGCAAATTTTAGAAGTTTTCTAGAGAACTCATCTGCTTGTTTTCCACTAAGATCAAAGCCGCGATCTAAACTATTGATCAAATTTGTGCTTTGGTTGATTGAGATACCAAACTTAGTATTAACTGCTGCTAATCTTGTTAAGCTTCTTTCCTGAGCCTGAAAACTATCTGATACCAATACGTTTAAATTATTTCTAAAATTATCTGTTGTGTCTGCTAAAGTTTGTAAAGTGACTCCAAATCTCTCTAGTTGCCTCTGCTGTGCGACAAGAGAGCGAATTAGTTGTCTGCCGTCTTGTGTACCGAGCTTGTTGAATTGGATTCTTAGTTTCTCTACCCTATCAGCACCAACAACAATTAATTTTGCCACTTCATTAATACTTGATCCCAAAGTGTTAAAAACATCTTGATTACTAACAGCAGCTTTTCCAATATTTAAGAAAGCTTGTTCAAACCTATTAAGACCACCTGTAGCGTCGGAAACAGTCGCGAGCAGGCTTTTTATGCCTTCATTAGAATCAGCAAGATCACCACCAACCTTTCTTGCTCTAGAAGCTGCGCTGGCTATCTTGTTCTTTTGTGCTTTTGCCTTTCGGATAGCTGCGGGTGCTACACCAGCTTGACGAAGCTGTTGTTCGCTCTTTGTGCCATCTATAAATTCAAGTATTAAATTGACTGACATTAAAAAGTACCTCTATGTAATTAGAGGTTTCAATCACTTTTGTTTTTATCTTCAAAATGCTTTACAAGTCGCCCGAATGTCCAGTTCCGTAAATTTATAGGAAAAGAGTATATTTCGCTGAATTTAAATCCAGAGTTCATAACTAAAAGAAATATTTGTTCGTAAACTTGATTTATGTAATCAGTCGTCAGCCCAAAAAAAGTTTGCCCCGATCGGGACACCTCCCCTGTTCTCGTGGCTACACTCAGTACAGCTATGAACATAAGAGAAATCTACGTCTGGTTTAAACTCTTCGTATTTCTTTTTTAGATGTTTTGAATCTTTTATTAACATCTGAGAAATAAAATTAGAAATGTGGTTAACATCTGGATTACCATCTACTGATATAATCATTGCTTTGTGTAATTCAGCAGTCTCTGAAACATGTAATTTATGTTTCTTTCTTAACTCTACTTGCTTTGTGATATTTTTTATATCTCCAGAAGTGGCTAATTTTATTTCAACTATCTTTTTAGACACGGGCAGTTCAACGACACATGTATTATTATTTGTAATATTATCATCATCCACGGTTAATAAATCTATTTCTGATAAGTTTATTGTGTGCTCAAATTCAGCAAGACAATTAGAACAAATCCCAGCGAATTTGTATTCTTCGCCATATGAATTCTTTCTAGCATTCAATATTACTGCGTTCTTATCACCGGGGAATAAGCTATCTACATCTACCCTATCAACAGTTACGCTTTCAATTAGTTTATCAAAAAGAACACCTGCTTTGGCGTATCCTTGGTTTGTTAAGATATCTTCTTCTCTGGTGGTCATATATCTGACTTCGACCCTATCTTTGCCTTTCCATGGATGTCCTTCTGGATAAAACTTACCTTCCGATGGGATGTAAGCAAAATCAGTTGGTACCTGATAGCCTGAGTTAGTAGGAGCTTGTGGAACAGGGGCGGGAGTGGGAGCCTCTGATTGCGGTCCCACGATCTTCTCTTCCTGTTGTTTCATAAATTGCTCTAATAGCTCAGGGGAGATTTGGGTTCTTCCCTCATTGTTTCTCATTTAAACCTCTTAAAATAATGCGCCTAATTCAAGTTTAGCCCAATCATATTGTACCGTAATTGAAACATCTGTTAAGCTTTCTTCCGCATAAGAGTTGTTGCTGAACTTAACAGAGGTTATCATTCCGTTAAAAATAGTCCATGTCTCAAAGGCTGAACCATCTGGTTTTAAGGAAAGTATTTTTATGTTCCCTAAAGACCTTGTTAGGTTTTCTTTAGATAAGTTTCTAGTACCAAATTGTGAATCTCTTACGGCGCCGACTGGATTTGTAATAAGAGATAAAGCATCACTAGAGACAGAAGTGTTAACGTTGTCTGGATAATAATAAGAATGTGCTAAAAGTTTAGCCATTAAGTTACCGCCAACTGATCCCACTGTATCTCCACCAAAGATCTCTTTAACCGTCATTGTTATTTGATCCCACTTTACTCTAACTGGGTATCTTACCACATGATCTAATAAAATGTGCTCTTGTGTTTCTATTGTGTAAGATGGTCTATCTACTTGGCTAACATACGCTGCTGGAATATCATCAATTAAAACAACAAAACGAAATTTTTGTTGGGCGTTCTCAAAAAGATCTCTGATAAATAATTGATTTTGTCCACTAAAGACATTATATTTAGCGATCTTTCCTAATGCTGTTGTACCAAAACTGGGTGTTGATGAATCTGCCATACTAAAATAATTAGTTTGACTTTAAGATTATTGTTCAGGGGGAGTGAATGAATCCAACTCTGCCCAGTCATATCTTAATTGTAGTCCTAACTCAATTAGTCCTTCATCGCTGTAGCTCATCTGATTGTAAGTTACAG